TATGCCGGGCAAAAAAAAGCCCGCTGGGGAGACGGGCTGGAGACTTGCTTTCTAACGGATGGCTTCACACTACGTTGGCCAACGTGAAAAGTTTGTGAAAAAAAACCGACATTAATGTCAATGCCCGCCCCCTCATTCTTGCGCCCATAAAAAACCCCGTTCAGTGACGGGGTACTGGATGAAATCACTTTCTGGTCCTTGCCGTGACCTTGGGCAGGAATTTCGATTTCGGCCCTTTCGGGGCTGTAGATTTGATTTTGCCGATGCTGACCGGATCCTCGCCAAACCCCGACTGATACTCCGACTGACCGCAGCGCACACAGTTGTTGAATGAAAACTCAGCGCCATCATCTTCGATAAATGGACCTGCCATAGCCTCTCCCCTGCGGAACCGGGCCGATACCGGCAAAACTGTTTTGCCTGGAAAATATCGACCTCCGAGGATTTTGAGACTAGCCGGTCATTCCGGGACTAGCCGCACACAAAGCTTGGTCTCCGACGAGCGGAGGATCCGCCCCGAGTAGCACAATTGGAGCCCTATCGCCCAAGACCGATGGCCTTGGAGACGATGTCCTCTACGCAGGCCGAGACTGACATTTGGCTTGCATCGAAAACCAATGCGGGAGACTCAGGCACCTCGTAAGGTGCGCTGACCCCCGTAAACTCCGGGATCAGACCAGCGCGGGCCTTGCGATAAAGTCCCTTCGGATCCAGCCGCTCACATACATCGAGTGGCGTGTTCAGATAGACCTCGAGAAAACGCTCGTCGCCAATGATGGATCGGGCTTTTTCACGGCTCAGTCTGGTCGGAGAAATACATGCCACCATCACGGAGATACCCGCGTCATTCATCAAACGCGCTACTTCAGCGATACGGCGAATATTTTCGGAGCGATCCTCAGCACTGAAACCCAAGTCGCTGCAAAGTCCGTGACGAACATTATCGCCATCCAGCACGAAGGCAGGCTTGCCACTTTCGATCAGCATTTTTTCAATCGCGAACGCCAGCGTCGATTTGCCTGAACCGCTCAATCCGGTAAACCAAATGGTAAAAGGCTTCTGCGCCACGACACGCTCTCGATCACTGGGAGCAACTTGCGTAGGGTGCAAAACGACATTCTCAGGCACGCTGTTTTTTTCGCTTGTCATACGCATCCTCATCTCGCGTAGAGTCTGAGTTCAAAAACGTTAGTCTTGAGCGGCAACTCGCCGCTCAAAAGCCGTAGATCGGGCCAGATATAATGATCGACCGCTATTCGATAAACCGGCTGATAGTCGAACCGATCCAGCGAATACCCAATGAGCCCTCGAGAAAAGGCAGCCTGGCTGCGTCTACTGTAAGACGCCATTCGTCATTCAGATAAAATTCCAGGCCTGCCTCACTCGCTACCACGCGAACGTCACCTCTATGAGGAAGTCCCGTAACCTGCACATCGGGCTCGGGATTCCAGTGCGCGCCATCATTTGTCCAAAGTACCAGTCCGGCCTCGACATCATTGATAGGCTGTATCAGCAGTGCGTTCATATCCGTGTCACCGCCACTGCCCTGATAAGTCACCACCGCAACGTGAGAATCGGTAGATGGCGTGTCCAACGAATAACTGAACGCTAGGCTGCGTTGTGCTTGCGAAACGTCTTCGGTCTTCTTGATCAGACACAGGTTACCGAGGATAGCCTCTTTGCCGCCGTCTTCGAGTGTCTTAGGCACGCCGTAGACGAGTTCCACGCCAGCCCACTCCTGCTGAATGTTTTTCGAACGCTGGCAAGCAGCCAGACGCTCTTCAGACTTACGGTTGAACAGACTTCGCTCGAACAACTCCGATACAAACGGAAAAGTATGGCCGTGGTGTGCATAGTCTTTTACGTTCAACAAGCGAACTTCGTTGACGGCGCCGTAAGGACCAAGGCAGATGTAGTCCAGTGCTCTATAGGTGCCCCGTTCCAGAACCCACAAACCGCTCATGGAACTGCGGCGCAAATCACGTCCGGTCATCTGGCTTTCTCCCACCAGCATAATGTCGGACGAAACCGCCAGGCCTCGCGTATAGATTGGACTCCCCGACTCCCAGAGAACTTCGTTGCTTTCCAGATCGATCAGCGCACCGATATTGCTGTGGCAGGCAATTTTCTGCCCTTCGTCCGATACCCACACATTGTGCAGGCCCGTACGTCGCTCAATGGGCTTGACACTGACCATCTCCAATGCCGGATAAGTCAGTACTGCCATTAACGAACCGTTATGGTGGCCGTGAGCGATGACATAAAGATGACCATCTTTTTCGAATACGGAATTGAGATGATCGCCGGTGATTTCTTCCAGTGAAAGACGATCCCAGCGAACGTTGCTCAGCCGCTTTTCCTGAAAATGCCCGGGCTTTTCCAGGTCGAACACAGTGATCGCGTTACGTCCGGTGTTGGTACACACCACGCGACCGTCAGATGCGCAGAGCAACTGGTGTGGTTCCGAGAGAAAGGTTTCGGAATGGAAATTGCCGTGCGAAAGAAATCCCACTTCTGAGGTAGCGTAGGTCTGAATGTCCTTCAGCTTTACGTTATCCAGCCCAGAGTGGCTGAGCACAAAATCCTTGCCGCCCGGAAACCATGAAATGCCGTAATATTCAGTGCGATCGTTCTCGAGCGGAATAACTTTTCTGGAATGCACCTCGACGAGGAGCAAATATCCTGTGGTCGCAACGACTGCAAATAGCGGTTCCACTACTCTCTACCTCAGAAATGTAAATCTCGACCCTTTTTGATGCAGCGAGTGACGCAGAGCCATGAATTCGGCCATTCTAACTGGTCAGTACAATAGTTCAATGCCAACAAAACCGGATTTCGGCCCCCGCGCGCAGCTGATCGATGCGCAGCAAATGATGCCCGAGCAATTTTCGAACACGCAGAAAGCAAAAAACCCGACTTCTTTCGAAGTCGGGTTTTTTGATATTCAATTTGGCGGTGAAGGAGAGATTCGAAACTACCCGTTTTCGATTTTTCGAACCTACCCCCCGGTTTATAAGGGCTGCAGCCCGGTCGCCTGTCCAGAATCTGTCCCAGATCTGTCCCATGGCTGTCCCAGAGAGAAAATGCGTCAGGGCGCAGAAACGGTTCGCAGCGGGCGTTTTTGCGATTCATGTTGAGCCATGGGAAAAAGGTAATATTGGTAATGTGGGCACTGGGAACCGCTGGAAGCCTTTAAAACAGCGGCTTTGGCAGGTTTCAGTAAAGGTAATAATCAGGTAAGAAATAGGTTAGAAAATTACCTTTCAGCTTGGTAATCGTCCATGAGCGTCAAACCCAGTAAAATCGGGCACTTCGGAAAATATTACCTTCAGTCTTACCTAAAATTACCCTCTGAGGTAATGACTGCAAGCCAAGCGCCATAAGGGTTGCAGGCCGCTTCTATACGTCCCTTACCAAAATTACCTTTTTCCCAGCCCTCATCTGAAAATAGGCATGTTGAGTACGTAAAAAAAACGACGCTGACCGCTCAGCTAATTTTTTAGATGCCGGATCAGAACCGCTTAACTGGTCGACTCGAGTGCAGTCGTGTGAAAGCCTTTCCACCACCAGGGAAGGGCCGCAGCGCTCGGGTTCCGGGGCATCTGGAGTTCGATTGCTCGGGCTCGGGAGAACTGTCCGTACGCCCCGAACCGGAACAATCACAAAATCAGAAACTCTCTCAAATCCAGATTTTCTTTATCTGGCTCAGCCGTAACCGGGCGCTACAGCGGCTGCCAGCTCAAGGCCATCCATGGACCCGCTTTGCAAGCTGGCTGCATTTTCCTTCCAAGATTTGCAAACTGTGAAATGTGAAAGCATGCCTCCCCGCCCGCGGCTTGCTTGGGCTTGAGGATCGTTTGCACGGTTTTCGGCTTTGCACAAAAAGTGCACGTAAGGCCCGTTGGCGGGAGGGGGATAAGTGCTTTTTCATCAGTTTTTTCTTCGCTCTCATAATTTAGATATCGCCAGGCCTGATCAACGACGATCAGCACTTCATCGGCCCGCGACACCCTGACGAAGCTCCGCAGATATACTGTTCATACATACAGTTATCAATAGGAGACACTGATGAATGAAGAACGTCGTGAAAGGGTCGACCAAGCCACCGCTGTCGCGCTGTGGCACGCATTGCTGCGTGATGAAACCGCTTTACTAGCGCACCCGGGATCTCATCACAAAGTCCTGCTGACTAGGGCTTACGCTTTACATCGCGATCAGGTGATCGACCGTGACGATCTCAGCGATCTCCTAGAGCAAGCCGATGGTGCTCTGGCCTATGCGGTCGAAGCGCTTTTTGATCGTGAACTTGGCGCATAGGCGGGCCGGTAAGTGCATATGTTGATTACCCCGATGAGGTGCCGGGGCGTTGCGCTAACGCCTCAAGAAAGGCGACGCTATCCGGCCGTATGTGGCAATGTGATGGTGAACTCGGAAAACAATGCCGAACTGGGACGGAGTGCCAACGTAGCCCGGGTGGTTGTGGGCATGCCACTTGATAAAGAGCCTTTGCCCCGCCTACTGGACGCGACACTCGCTGGGATGGCTGTAACCGGTTTTGTATTGAGCGGCATTGAGTACGTCGATGGGTGCGCTTACGCACAGTCATGGTGGTGCCGCTTGGGATAGATTAAGGTTCAATACCAAGATTGTTGCCGCTTGTCGGGCGGACGGCCGGGAAAAATAGCTATGTAGAGCATCAGACGGGCGACTAATTTTATGGAATTAAATTATGATCATTGAAGATTTCATTAAATGTTGTGACGAAGCTTCGATATTAGAAAAAGGACTTACTCCCGACCTATCGCCCGGCGACTACGACCAAGCATATCTCTTAATAAGGAGAGAATTGGGCAACGATATCGACCTGCTAGTTTCCAGCCTACTATTGCTAAGGAAGAGACTCGCAATATGGAGTATAAAGACAAGATCCGAAGCTACGTTCTACTTGAGAGTATTCAACTGCTTATTTGAGTCAGCGAGAATCTCGACGGAATCCGAGATACTTACAAGTGAACCAGACTGGAAACAAGCAATCTCGATAGTGTTGCACTACAGATACGTGTTTAGTGCGTTCAGCCTGAACACCAAAGAAGAGTTTGATACTAAAACGCACGAATTCGCTCTCGCATACACAAAGCTAGAAAGTTTCGGAATCTTATTCCATGAAGTAAAACATGAGATACACATTCAAGATAAAAGCTATGCACTAATAAACCATGAGATACACAAATACTGTAGAAGCATTGGCGGCAAAAACTTACTCAAAACATTATTTGAGTTGTTATCCCCAGAATATAGAGCTTCCGCCGGCAGATTCCTTTCTTTGAGAAAAGTGAAAATAAATCATGAATTGAGAACTGCAGATATTCCTTATGGATATTTGTTAGCAATCGGCGCACGACACATTGGCGACAAGGGCACAAAAAACAATGCAAACGAATTTGTTAGCCTCATACTCTTCTGTAGAGACCTGACAACCATTTTTGAGATACAACCCTACTCACAATGGGAGACGATGTTTCTACCTACAGATAAATTTATTATTTTTTTACAGGAAACGGTCTGGCACGACAACCTGATAAGTTTCTCACAACTCAAAGCACAACATGCCAAGGTGCTTTTGACACGTCTTTCGAGAATATTTATTGCAAACGAATTGCAATCAGACTATTTAAAACTTCGGGATATTAATCGAGTAGCAACCGCGCTCATCGACTTATCCAAGGAAAAGGTATCAATTGGTGTTAGTCCTGCGACCATTGCCGCACAGGCAAAAATCCAAATACACCTCGTCAAAAAGATAATGGACAACGTCCTCGCTTACCGCCCAAACAATGTGAATACAACGTTAACCTTCCCTCCGGTTAGCAACGACATCGATTATTACTTTAAGCCCGCCATATTATTAAAAGACAAATACTTCCTATACCCAAAAAGCATTTGTGCACTTGGCGCGCTAAACTCAGTCCTTAGGGCAATATCCTTTCCAGATAACAAACATAATCAGGCGAACGAATCTACACTAGGATACGAACTTGAAGATCTCTTGAGAGAGCAATTTGAAGAGAAAGGCTTTGAAATTTCCTTTGGGGACAGAAGAAATATAAGCGGAGCAGACGATTTTGAGTGTGACCTATTGGTTGAAACATCAAAAACAATACTTATTTTCGAGATCAAAAAGAAAGGCCTAACACGAAAAGCCATGTCTGGCGAGGAGCTTTCGCTGCTGCAGGATTTGGCAGACAGCTTAATGTTTTCTCATATGCAAGCCATGAGAATCGAACGACAACTCAAGGACAATCATTCCATAGAATTGGTTCATAAAGGTAAAAGCAAAACGGTGAGCTTAAACGGGCGTAAAACCAAACGAATATCAGTAAGCCTTAATGATTTCGGCGCACTCCAAGACAAAGTCGGACTTCAAATTATTCTTCGACACGCAACCGATACAACGCTCAATCATCCAACAAAGAAAGATAATGTAAAGCTTGAAGACTGGCGTAAATTCACGGCAGAGATTCGTAGACTTGCAGAACTTAACAATGAGTATGACCCGCATTCTGGCATACCTTTCTACGACTCTTTCTTCATGAGCGTACCTCAAATACTCACCATCCTTTCTGATTCACAAAATTGTGATGAGTTTGAGTCCCGCATATCATTAATGAGCGCAATGACTCACGGAACGAGAGATTTTTACAGGGAATATTACTTAGGCAAATCTATGAAAGATCGCGCCGCGAAGCAACTAGCATTAGCACCCACGACGTAATTCTTACTAAACCCGAAATAAGTCAGGCGCCTATAGAGTGATCAGCTTTAATTTCAATGCTTGCTCCATCGATTGCGCAGCCTTAGCCGTAAATGCCGCTGCATCGGTTGGACTCGGCGTTGGTCCGGGGATATGAGTGTGGGAGGCCAGTTGCGTGTTCATCTGCTGCAGCAAATCAAGCATGTCGCATACCACCTTGAATAAATTGATGGTTTCAGACCCAATCCAGTTTTTCGGCGCCTGCATTTGCTGACTCACACCGGCCACGCTCTTTCGCAAGCCTTCAATTCGTTCCTGCATATCACCGCCCACCGTGGCGTTGTGCTTCTGCCCCACAACCAGATTTAGATCCCGGCCAGTCGCCTGGTGTAGATCATCAACCACCGCCAGGCTCGCAGATCCGCCCGACATCAGCTTGAGCGCGCCCAGCGCCTCGATCTTTTTCACACCACCAACCGTCTCGGTCGAGTGGTCATCGATCGTCTGCGTGTGGCTCTGGAACTGCTCGCGGTTGTCCAGCGCTTCAACTTCGCGCTCGATCGCCTGATCTCGGATCTTGCCATCGGTCTGGCGCAACCAATTGCCGTCGGCGTCGACGCGCTGCTGGGCGGCTTCGCTGTGCTGCCACACCTGATCACCTTTCGGCACCCTCGGCATGCTCAGACCGTGCGGCAAGATCGATTGGATGTAGGGCTTGTTCGGCAGGCCGTAGGCAAAGCACACCACTACCCGCGTGCCTTCCTCTGGAAAGGCATAAATGCCCATCTCTTCCCCACCGGTGGGCAGCGGTAAAGGAACGCCAGTGAGCGGCGGCATGGCCGGATCTGGCTCGTCATCCGGGCCGAGTACGACAATGTCCACGGCGTAGCGCGGACGGAAGTCGTCGCACAGTCCGGCGTCCGCCGGCGCGTCGGCCACGGCGGTAACGCGGGCAAAACGCGGTAGGTGGTAACCACCGGTGAGTTCGGGAAATTGTCGCTCTACAGCACGGCGGATTGCGTCTTCCATCGGATGGCCATCTGGTCATTGGAGAGCGTCACCGTGGTGATGCGCCCGCCGTTGTTGATCGTTGCACATGGTCGCAACCCGGGAAGGGCCGCGACCATCGCGCTTTGGTTGCCCTGATAGCTGTCAAACAGTTCCGTGGGAATTTGCAGCGGCGCACGGGCGCCGAAAAAACTGTCTGCCCAACTGCCGGCGAACACTTCACCGTTGCCCAGCTGGTGCCAGGTGAAGTCGGGAATGCTGAACACTCGGGCCAAACTGTCCATCGCCTGGTATCCGGCGGCGAGGCTGTAGAAATACGGCGCCTTCACGCTGGCATAAGGCCGATCGGGGACACGAAAGCGCAGCCCGGTCTGTTCGCTGATCTCGGCCAGCACGGCGCGCAGATCGACATGACGTAGGTTCAACGGCAACGGGTTGGCCAGCACGGCGGCCAGCTCACGGCAGAACAACACCTGTTCGACCGCGTTGGCGGCCGTGCAACGCTCGACGTAGCCGATAAAGTGCCGTTGCAGCGTGCCCTCGTTGTAGCCGATATCCAGCGTCACCAGCCCTTTCAGCGGCACAGCGGATTGAACTGTGAAGTTCGCCCGGCCGGGGCTGGTAGCGTCCAGCCTGACGTTTTCATTGATGAGAGCGATCGGAGCGCCGTTGATGGAAAGTATCTTGTGCAGTTTCACGTCTGCTCACTCCCGCCCAGCCACTTATCCACACGTCCCAGCACTTTTTCAAAGCCGCTCAGCGTGGGGTTGTCGTTGGTTGCGTCACCGGCGCCGCCTTCGCCGACCGCACTGCCCGGGGCGCCTTGAGCGTCGACCTTGTTGCCGGCGCGCCGGCCTTCAACTTTTTCCGGGTTCGATTCGCGTTCGCTCAGTGTGAACTGCACAAGCCAGGCTTTCAGGGTGTCCGCTTCCCGCGCACTGACGCCATCAGAAAACTCCACCTGACGCACGCCGAAGGTTTCGGCCGTGTCGTTCACGATCCGATACAGATGCAACTGACCGCCGCCGGCGGTGGCTTCAGCCATGCGCAACAGATCCGTCAGCTGGGTTTTATCCACAAAGGGAATCATCAGCGAGACAGCCAGCGTCTTCGGTTTGAAGCCCTTGTGCGCCTTGTCGGTGTTGCTGGTCTGGCCGGACAGGTCGCCGCTTTCGATTCGCAGGTTGGCCGTGACTTTGAGATTCTTGCCTTGGACTTTTTGCCCGTCGAGTAGCAGCGTCATAGGCCCACCAGTTCCCGCACAAAGCTCAATCCTTCTTTGCTGCCGACCAACAGAACTCCGGCGCACTGAATCCATTCGTGGCCCGGGGCATCGCCGGCCAACAGTTCGCGGCGTAATTCGCCGGCAGTGCCTGGGCCGATCATTCGCGCGCGCATGCTGACGTCAGGGTTGCCCCCGGCCAGCAGGTCTTTCAGGTCAGCCAATTGCTTATCTCGCCCCTGCTGCTGGGCGCTCTTGCGAGCTGCCAGCGCTGCCAGATCGGCCAACGGCGAGCTGTCAGCGGCGTAGCCTTCCAGCACGGCTATCTGCCCCGCCATCGCCTGTTTGGCAGCTTTGACCACCGTGCAACGCTCCAGCGGCAAATCCTGCCAGCGCGGTAGAGTTCCGGCGCCGGGAATCTCCCACTTTTCGCTCTCCAGTTTCACCAGGTGTTGCGCCCGGCGCTCGGTGCGCACCAGGTCAGGGATCGGCAGCAGTGCATTGAAGCGCGCCAAGCTGCTGGCCAACTGTTCCAGGCGCGTGCCCAGGAACAGGATCGACAAAGCGTATTGCGGCCCAGTCGGACGCCCACTGTCGCTGGCGTCTTCCAATTTCTTGGCGAGGTGTTCCAACGCGTTGGGCGCGGACAGAAAGCGCTGATAGCCCGCGCCCTGGCCAACGCCGCTTTGAAATGGCGTCACGACCAGGCACGCCGGAACCTGCCCCATCTGCTCGGCCAGCGCTGCGCGTCCGGCCGCGATCGCGCCTTTTGCTGCATTACCGACCGGCCCCGGGTTGGTGTTGGCCAGTCCACTCAGTCCAGCCAGGCGCTGGGCGGTGCTGGCCAGTTCGCCGCCTGCCAGATCCTTGGCCGCTGACAGCCCGGCCATCCACTGCGTGGCCTGCTCCGGCCAGCGCATTCTCACCGGTGCCCAGGTCATGCCGGCGGCGTCCAGGTGATGGCTTTCATTGCCTTCAGATTTTTGTCTTTCTGAGCCTTCGCCACAGCTTGGCGCAGTGTTTCCGCGTGCTGCTGTGCAGCCTGCCGGAAGCGCACCAGGTCAAGGCTGACTTTTTGCAGTTGTTCGATAGTGTGCGGTCGGAAGGCCAACATCTGATCGACGTCATAGCATGGGTAGACGTCGTCCAGGCCCAGCAGCACCTGGCCGTTTAAATTCACTTGGTCGTCGATCGCGCTGCTGTACCGATATGGTTCGCCCAGGGCGCTGGAAGTGAAACCGCCCGCAACGTAGTCCGCGCAGCGAGTGGTAATCGTCTGCAGCTTCTGCTCACGAAGAGCCGCCAGCACGGCGTCGATGTCATCTACCCACTTGCCATTCTTCCAGATCTGATTCGGCCCGGGCTTCTCCATGGTAAAGCCCGCAGGCACTGCTTCGAAGCCTTCCAATGTTCGTGGCTCACCGGTGTCTGTGCTGTACACCACGACGCCGCCGAAGTAATCCACCAACTGCCAGGCCTTGCCGTTCCACCAAGCGGCTTTGTGTTCCGGTACCGCAGGCGGTTCTGCTTCGACGCAGCCGCCAGGGATCAGGTAAACACCCGCCTCCAGAGGCGATTCGTCAGCCAATACCGTACCGACGAAAATGCCGCGGTGATCGGTTTGATACACGAGTTTTTCAGTCATGCTCGATCTCAATACTTGATGCAGTAATTAAGGGCCATGTTTCGAGGCCGGGTTTCGGTGCCGCCCGAAGCAGTTACGACAATTGCGTGCGTGTGCGCGCCGCCGCCTCCAACACCCACGTTGTGCGCATGCTGACCAGCGGCACCGACGCCGATGTTGTGTGCGTGGTTGCCCTGGTAGTCAGTGCGCATGGGCCGGCCATCGGCGTTTTTACCGCCACCGATTTCAAGCTCCGTCCATACGCTGCCGCCGGCCGGATAGCCGACGTTCACACCGGCGCCGTTATCGACTACGCGAAAACCGTGGTCATGGTTGCCTTGCGCATCAGTCCAGGCACTGTGGATGTGGTTGCCTTGCGCATCTGTCCATGCCGCGTGCAGGTGGTCTCCAACTGACGCCGCTGAGGCCGAGTGCGCGTGAGAGTGGATCATCATGTCCTGGTACACTCCGAACGCTCGGCCAGGATCCAGCCCGCGCCCGTCGTCCCAGCCACGAGGAAACAGGCCACGCATGTCAGGCAAATTGAACGTGGTCGAACCATCGCCGGCGCCGTAGTGCGTCCCAAGCCAGGCAAAGAGCTGTGCGTATGTCGTGCGGGAAACCGCCGCACCGTTGCATTTCAGCCATCCCGCCGGGGCAGCGGTCATTGCAAACGCTGCCACCATGCCGGTCATCGAATCCCCGACTTGTTTTTGCAGCTTATTCAGGGCGGCGGTCGACGCCACGATCTCGCTGCTGTTGGTTGCCGGATCGTCGCTGATTGCATTGGGCAAATTGCCCAGTCCGACGTCTGCTTTGGTCGTGGCCCGGGCACGCAGCAGCGGATAGTCGCCGGTACGGGATGCCAGATATTTGATCAAAGCACCGCCGACTGGCTCGGCGTCCCGCAAATCCACGACAGTGCTGGGTGAAATGAAATCAGCGATTGGCACGCAGTAATGGCGCACGCCGGCGGCATCGGTGTAATCGGCCTGTTCACCGAATACCACTTTCCACACAGCCACCCGATCGTTCAATTGACGCTCAAGACAAACGTCCAACCAGACTTTACCTACTGGAATGGCGCCGGGGACCGCTTCTGACTTCGCGATTGCCACGCGGATGCCTTCGACGTAGGCCGTGCCACCATTGATCTGGTAGCCGGCGTCTGTCTTTTCGAACATCAACGAGTTACTGAAAAAGAACGCGCGCCCGTAGAGGTTGCGATTGCTCAGACGCTCGCGCTCATCGATGCCGGCAAGGCGCACCGTGAAGTCATGCTGCCAGGTGCTGGCATCGATCATTACACCAGTCAGTTCCATGGCGCCGTCGAAGGCCACCAGAAAATTGCGGGTGACGTTGTTGCCGATCTGTTCCGGCGGGATGTTTCTGCGCTTCTGCTGCAGAGGCACCGACGACGCGGCAAACAAGATGCCGTCGGCGTCCTCGAGGCCGACCCAGTTAAAGTCCCAGTCGCCAACGTCAGACCCCAACTGTGCGCTGTACACCACCTGGTTCGGATTCACAAAACCCGCGTTCTTTTCCGGGATGGTGTAGACGTGAACGATCTGCGCAGCCGGTGGCTTGCCGGCAGCGCGATCGAGCGGCGCGGTTGGATCAAGCCCGGGCACATTCGCAAAGATGAATCGGCTGACGATCAGCGGCTTTTGCTGGCTTTGTTTAAGGGCGATTTGGCTTTCGCCGGCCAAGGTAATACTGGCGCTCACGGTGCGCTCCTACAGGCTGGCAACCAGCGTTTGCTGGTCGTCGTTGAAGTCGATCAGGGCAATTTGCAGCCCCACGGGGGTGATGGTGACGAAGTCGTAGCGCCGGCACGTTCGGCCGTACTGCTGGATCAGCACGCGCAGAAGTTCGGGATTGAGCGACAACTGAGCGTTGCTGAACTTCAGCAGCACCACGTCCCAATCGCGGTCGGGCTGGCGTTCCTCGATCTCGACGTAACCCACGCCCAGTCGCTCGAAAATGCGTTTCAAACCGGCGGTGCTGCCGGCGTCGATCGAGTTGATGAATGCGTATTTCACGCGCAGTCGAAACAGTGACTCGGGTTCGCCCTTGAAGCGCGTCACGTCCCGCTGCCAGGCCCACAGTTCAAGGATGCTCATGTGGCAGGTGTCGGGATCGATCTGCGAGTAAGGCCAGCGCAGCCATCCGGTGACGGTTTCCCACCACGCCTGTGCAGCCGCGACCAGTTTCGAAAGCTCGGTACCGCCAAGCCAGAACGGCAGTTTCAGTTTGTTCATTGCACGTTCACCTTCAGCGACGTCAGGCGCGGGATGTCCAAACCGCTGGTGATGTCGACGCCGGGGGTAAACCGCAGTGAGGCGATATCGGCAAACCGCTGGTGCAATTCCTCCGCCAGTCGACTAAAGCTGAAACGCGACTGGGGGTAGGTCAGCGTCGGCTGATAGTCGCGGGGCGTGCTTTCCCGAAACGCGGCGCGGATGAATAGCTCGATTTCACCTTTCAGCGCCTCGATCTGCTCGGTGCTCAGGTTCGGTTGCGGCCAAAGCGTCATCGCAACACTCACAGGCACTTCAGGCATCACCATGGCCAGCAGATCATCGCCGTGGCCATGGTTGCCCTGGTCGCGGATGTGCGAATTGATTTGCTCCAGGTAAGCCGCCGCCGGCACACCTGCATCAAACAACACGAAGGCGTTCGCACTGCCCGGCCCACGTGGAGCGCCGTGTTCGAAGTAAACGCCGTCCGGACGAACACCCGGGAAAGCCGAGATCATGGCGCGATATACCGCATCGGTGTGCCACTGGTTCACCGCCGAGAACTGGTTGCGCACGCGCAAACGCAGCTGGTCGTTCGGCTCCGGATCCGCACCGGGTGATTCCAGCCAACCGTCCTTGTTCACTACCTGAACAATGCCGGGGATGGGCACCGGCAAAATGGCGTAGTACCCCGGGGCGAGGTTGAAACCACTGCCCGATTCGATCGCCTCCACCGGGACTTCCAGCTGCAGCTGGCCCGCGACGAACGTCGCCGGCGCCGTGGTAATCAATTGGTACACGTTGCCGTTGATGGCGGCGGACTGCACCACTATGCCCTTTTCCAGTTCCATTACGCCGTCCGGTAAAGCGCGGGTGAAGAGCAATTTCCCTTGCGCTTTGGTGGCGCCTTTACGCTCGACGTTGACCGCCCAAGCAAGCATGTCCAGCCACGCGTCCACCGCCGTTTTCACAAAGAAATTCGGCAGCACCGTCAGGCACAGAAAGTCCAACAGCCACAACACCGGTTTGGTCACCAGCGCGGTCATCCCCCGCCAGAACGGCGAATAACTGCTGGTGTTGGCCACCTTCGCTCCCTGGGCTTCAACCTCCTTTTCCCACGCCGCCTTCAAACCGGCCTCGGTGGTCGGGATGCCGGCGTCGGCGATCACCTTTTTAAAATCGACCTGGCTCACAGACTTACCTCAATCGAACCGAATTTCAGGGTTTTCGCAGTGACCAGGTACACGCCTGGTTCCTGCTGGGTGATGCGTGCCGTGCCAGGCACCAGGCGTTGGTCGTCCTCCACCAACAGTTCCAGTTGCTGGATGCAGTCGCGCTGCCGCAGCCGATCGCGCTCGGCCACCAGTGTCACCAGCAACCCGCTGTCGCGGATCATGTGAGCGATGTCCTGGGCGATGCAGGCGCGGTCATCGACCAGCAGCGGCTGGTGTGACGGATCCAGTGCCAGGTCGTTGTTGACGATCAACAGGTCTACGTACTCGCTCATCCGCCGACCGCCATTGCGACCATGTTTTCCATCTCCAGCGGCGTCATGGTTTTGCCCGTGTGAATGTTCACGTTCTCCACATGCGTGCCCTTGTTCTGGCTGCTGTTGTTGTTCTGGATGCTGGTCAGCAGGCCGCCAGGCGGCACCGCTGAAGGGCGCGCCGGCGAAAGGCTGGGGATTGCCGCATTGATGGTTTGCTGGGCTTTCTGTGCGGCGTTGGCGGTGTCAGCGGCATTGGTCGCGGCATCGACGCCGGGCACTTCAGGCATGCCGCCGAAACGCGCTTCGATGTTCACGCCCGGGATGCTGTTCAGCAGCTCGATCACGCCGTTTACGGCCTTGGTAAAAATGCCGACGATGCTGTCCCATGCGGCCTTGGCCATGCCTGACCAACCGCCCATGGAGTTGAACCAGTCGGATAGCTTCTGCAGCTTGTCAGCGACGAACTGGAACGCAGCCGTATTCATCAGGGCGGACGTCCATTCGTCCCAGTAGTAGACCGCTGCAACAATCACGGCCACCAAGGCGAGAACCCCGACCACGATCCACACCATCGGGTTGGCCAGCAGCGCCGCGTTGACCAGCCAGATAGCGCCCTGCCACAGCAGCATGGCGCCGCGCACCAGGGCAAGGCCGGCGCTGAGCGTGTAGATCACGGCCATGTAAGCCAGGATCGCCAGTTTCTGCAGGACGAAGCCGGCGACCGTGCGCAGGTTGAGCAGCTGAACAACCTTCCACACCGATAACAGGCCCAGCCAGGTCATTCGCGCAACGCCGACCACGACGGTCAACAACGACATGGCGCCGACGATGGCCATGATGGTCAGTGCGGTGATGCCGATCACCCGGGTGATGTTGGGAAACAGCTGCGACCAGCGCACCAGGGTTTTGCCGATGTCGACCATCTTGCTCATGAACGGCGTCAGTACCGGTATCAGCACCTGGCCAAACACTACCCGCATGACTTCGACCAGGGATGCCCATTGTTGCCACGGATCGACCATGGCCCGGGCCATCTGCTCGGCGTTCTCCAGTCCGCGCACCTTGCCCAGCTGCTCGATGCCGTTACGCAGTCGATCGGTGTCCTTGGCCAGCGCACCGATTACCTGGGCGCCTTCACCGCCGAAGGCCTCCATCAGTTTGGCGCCGGCTGACGCGCTGGTCAGGTCACCGAACTTGCCCTGCAGCTTGTCCAGAATCGCCATCATCGGCAGCACCTTGCCCTGCTGGTCGGTGAACTTCATGCCGAGTTTTTCCGACGCCGCGCCGATGTTTTCAAAGAACGCCTTATAGCGTCCGCCGGCGTCGCCGCCCTCCATGGTGCTGCTCAGCGTGCCGATCACCGCCATCTGTTCGGCAAGGTCGACCCCGGATGTGGTGGCGATCGCGCCGGCCTCCTTGAAGGCGTCTTTCATCGCGGCGCCGCTGGTACGGAACAACTGCACAGCCAGCGCCGTTTGCCCGCCGAGCTTTTCCACCCACGCGCCCTTCCCCATCGCATCCGCTTGGGACTTCTGCAGGTTGTAGAGTGTGCCGACGTATTCACCCATGGTTTCGGCGTCCGTCTTGGTGGCCTTCGCCAGTAAGTTGCTGGTGTTGGTGAACGTGGCGAGCTGGTTGCCGGCGAGTCCCTTGATAGCGCCCTCAATCAGGTAAGCCGAGGCCACAAAATCCTTAGCGTTCTCGCCATAGCTCACCGCGAATTGCAGCGACTTGGCATTGAGTGCCGACAACGCATCCTCAGCCACGCCTAACGATCGGACGTCGCCCAGGGCGCGATTGACCTCCAGCGCCGGCTCCATGGACTCCCGGATCCCGACCACAGCAGCGGTCACGCCGCCCAGGCCAAGACCGATCGTCTTTATATGTTTTTCACTCTGATCGGCAAGCTCGGAAAAGCCCATTTTCACCTTGCCCAGAGGCGCGGTGACCTTGTCCTGCAAGCTGAGAATGAAAGCCAGGCTGGCGCTACGGTCTGCCAAAGTCGTTACCCGTTCAGCGCAAGGGCGATGCCGTTAGCCACGGCGAACTCCATGCGTTTCCAGTATTCGTCCTCCAACCACTTGGCGGTTCCCATCGCCTCGGGCGTGGGTTCCGTACCAGGTAGCCATCGGTTCGTCAGGGCCATGAGCTGGCCCAAGCCGTTTTCGCTTAAGCGCTCAGCGTGCTCGTGCGCTTTTTTACGATCACCTCAACGTTCGGCGCGTACTCCTCGAGCAGCGCGCCGGCGATCTGCATCACCATCACCGGGTTGCCCAGCAGCGGCTTCAGCACAGTTTTTTGTTCCTGCAGCACAGTGGTCATCAACAGGTTGTTGCCCGGTGCGACCTTGTTGGTTTGGGTCAGGGCGTTGAAGTACTTGGTGACATCGGCCGGGGTCAGGTTGAAGGTGAATTCCTGTTCGCCGACTTCCAGGGTGATTTCGGTGTTGTTCTGTTGGCTCATTGGGTAGATCTCTTGTTGAGGTTGGGAAAAGTGGTGTCCTGGTGCGCTGGCGATCGCTGGCACACGCCACGGACGTATTGCTGCAGTCCGAGAATCATTTGCCGGCTTAGGGCGAGCTGATTACGGAGGGTGAAATAATCCGGTCGAGCGTCTGCTGCGAGTTCGGCGCGTCCTGCATCAGCCATGCGGGAAGTGCCGGCGGTGGCGGGCACAGAACCGGCGGCGGGACAGGTGGCGCGGACATGCAACCGGCCAGTGCCATCGCCAACAGCGCGGCGCAGGCGCTCGTTTTCAGTGAGTGCATCGGTCAATTCCTGGGTGTTTCGTTGGTCGATCTCATCCCGCTCAGCGAGCATTTCGCCGCTGATTCGGGCCGCTTCACGCAGGCCGTGCGCCTCCCATTTCGCGCTGTCGCGCTCGCGCCTCGCGTCGTCGCGCTGATCGGTTACCCGATCGAACGCCACCCACACCAGCAGGGCCACCAACAGAACGAAAGGCGCCAGGCGCAACGGGGAAAGGCTCATCGCAGGCACAGCTCCATTTCAGCCAGCCGGCGGTTGTGCAGGCCTTGAACGAAGCGCTTGCGGCCTTGGGCGTCGGTCACGTACGCCCATACCGGTGTCTTGCCGTCCGGTGCCCAGACCAACGCCCTGCAGCCGTCAACAATGCGGCCGGCGTTGATCAACGCCACCGCCCGACTGGCGCAAGTGCTGGGCACACCGACGTTGTGGCCATGGCTGGTCAGCGCGTCGAAAGTGTTCTGGCTCACGTCCGGGTTGGTGATGCAGTCGGCCAGCTGCAGCTGGGTTTTGCGGATCACCATCTGCTCCACCTCGGCGCAACGAACGGGCGACCAGTAGTCACCGACTACCACCGGGAACGGGCTGGTGTGTCGGGTGATGCCCTTGCAGACAGTGGGCAGTCCGCTGGCCAACTTGTCGGCATAAACGGTGTTCTGGCCACGGCCTTCCCAAGTGCCCAGGAAGATCACCAACGGAGCGCTGGCCAGCGCAATCACACCGGCTTGAATCCTGCCGCGCAGGCTCATGGGAACCACACCCGCAACAGTGCCGGCACAACCATCTGCAGCACAGAAGCGACCACCGTGAGAATGGTCAGCAAGCGGCCGACCTTGGCACCGATGTCATTCACCGCGACCGTCAGGGTCTGCTGGCCAGCGTTCAGTTCCGACAGCTGCCCGGCCATATGTTCGAACCCCTGTTCCAACTTGGTCACGCGGGTAGGCACGGTTTCGTGGCGGTCTTCCAACTCGCTCAGCCGGTGTTCAAATACGGCGAATCTCTGCTCCAGCGTTCCGAGGCGTACGGCGTCAGTCGTCATCAGCGTTTACTCTGCTCAAAGCCCGTCTGGCACGGAACACACCGCGTTTTACCGCCCAGTGCCTGGCGCGCCGGCGGGATCTCGTTGTCGCAGTCCTCGCAATGGGTCAGGCTTGGCCCGACCGGCACAGGCGTCAGCAACTGGGCCTTGATCGCCTGGTCACGTTGGCGTTGCTCCAGCTCCTGGGCGCGGTCGAACCAGTCCACCATTAACGGATCCCCTCGATCTCGGTAGCGTCGAGGTACGGAACGCCGTTGATGTGAATGAAGTCCGGACTGGTGACGTCAAACGGCACCTTGTGTTTGGTCTTCTCGCCACCTTTCGGGTCGATCGACAACAGGCTGGAGATCTTCACCTTGCAGCCGAAGGCTTCCACGCGCAGTTCCTCGTCTTCGCCGGCCTTGGCGAAGAACACCGCGTCAAACGCCTTGAGCTTGCGGAAGCTGCCCGCCGATCGCGCCGCGTCGATCAGCAACTGAAAGTTGGAGCTGTCCAGTTCAAGTTCGCCGGCAGCGGCCACGTCACCCTCCACGTAGCCGTCAGGCACGCCCCGGGTTTGGGCCACAGCCGAGTTGTCGGTAATGTCCAGGGTGCAGCTCTCGACGTGCAGCGACAGATCGCCCAGGCTCACGTCGAAGTTCTTGCCGCCAATCTTTGCCATGGGGCGTTACTCCGTTTTGTCAGTAGAAAGATCCAGAGCGATGTTCGCCGTGAGGTCTTTCGGGCAGTTGAGGGGTTT